TAGACTCAATACGTCAGGTAGCCATTCCTTCTATGCTTCTTTATTGTGCTGCAAAGATAACAAGAACTCCGCGAACCACCAAGTGATTTGCGGAGTTTTGTTGTCTTGACGTGATTTTTACTTCAAAATCGGGTGATTACAGTGTTCACAAGAGTTCCTTTAAAGTTTCGTCAATCGTTTTCATCTGTTCCTTGGTGAGGATGTAGGCGTATTCCTCACCGTCTTCGGGTGAGATGAGTGGTGTGAAAGAAATGCAGGGCACGACCTTGAAGATGCTCGGGAATTGCGGGCGGGTCATATCTTCATCTTCGCGCAGGTCGTCGATGGTAATTTCATTTTCTGGGATTTTCTCTAAGAAGAGATGTTGAAGCACCTCGGACTCGGTGAGCGCGATTTGACACCCTTCTGCCAGGTAATAGATTAGGTCTTCATCACGACCAGTGTACTTTAGGAGATTATCACCCCAGCATCTTCAAAAGCTTTAATGAGTTCTTCACCGTACTTTTCGCTGCCGCGGAAGAAGCTCCCAATTTTGATTTCTTTTTTCATATCATTTAATAGTTAGGGATTATTTGACTTTTTCTCTCCAATGAACCTGAACTGCTCAATGTTCTCCAGCAACTCTTCGTGGTTGTGGTTGGTGTGGGTCGTGATAAGCTCCATGCCGTGGAAATGGTCACCTCGTAACCCTCTAACAACTGAGCAGATGCGCTCTGACAACTCGAAGGCTGCAAAGTCATCAGTGTCTTCTCCCAAGGTCGTGCTACCCACCCAATCGGTGACGATGTGCAGCGATACCGTGCCTTCACCACGCATCGCATTGGGTTGTCCGCCAAGTCGCTGCCAATTGATTGCACCAAACTCAACAAACACCGCAGGACGAGACCATTGCTGCTCCTGCTCGATAAATTCCACGTTGTGATTCCACAAGTCTATGTGCTTGATTTCACCACCTAATGCTGTGCGCAATTGCTCTACAATGCGCTGGTAGATTTCTTTTCTGACCATATTCTAATGCTGTTATATTATAGTTCGTACTGTTTGAAAAACTCATCTAGACATTCATCGATAATACTTTCCACGATGCGCTCCACCTCAGGAGATGCGCCAATGAATTGTCGTTTGGGAATGGTGATGGTGCTACCTACTTTCATAAGTGCCATGCGCTTCCAAAATTCCGCAGTCGCGCCTAATTGTACATTTTGCTTATTCGCCCTCAGCTTGCCATTTTTTCGCCTTCCCATGCCCTTATTGGCTTCGTAGTACTTAGCCCAAAAGAAACGCTTCATCTTGGCTGTGACAACGATTTCTCCACCTTCGTTGTGAATAGCAGCATAGGGCAGCGTACTCTCCCAAGTGATCTTACCTGCACTTACCTTACCGCGGATGCTGCGACGGAGCGCACCACTGTCCACCAGCACGTGTCGTCCAGCCTTAGAGGGATGCTTAGCGCGCGCCCATTTCTCAGAAAAAAAAGCTTGTCGCTCAAAGTTGCGGTCAAAGGCATCATCTAGCTCAACACGCACATCTTGCAGGATATGGCGGATTATTTCGCTGAAGTCTTTGTTTGTTGCCATAACGGTAATCCTTGTTCGGGATGCAGCAAAGCCGAAGAGGGCAATTTGTCCTCTTCGACTTCTCGGTTGATAATGTTGTTAAAGGTGCGCTCGCAGATGCAATACTTAGGATAGATGTGCCGTCGCCAAATCTCTCGGTTGGAGAGTCCGATACGACTCCACTCATCGTAGATAGCTTGTATCTCCAAGACACGCTTAATATAACTTCGTCCCTTTCGGTGCTGCATAGTTGGTTGATGTTAGACGTTAGCTTCTCACACTTCCGTCACGCTTAAGGGGATGCTTTGCCAAGCTCCGTTGTCATCCTTTTTCTCAGCCCTGATGTACTGTTTGGTCACTGTGGGTTGGTAACTCTCCTCGATGATGCGTACACCTTCGCTGAATTTCTCGTCACCCACTTCATCTGCCATCTTACGGAGCTGGAGCACGCGCGAAGCCTTGATTTGCCCTGTGGCATCGCGTGACAATAGGCGGAGGACTGCCGCCACAAGTGCCTTCGTGGTTTCGTCTTTTGCCAAGCTCTCTATGTAGTTCTTAACCATCGTGATGCCGTCTTCGACTGTGTCGCGGTAGCCGTCTACTGTGTGCACGCCTAGGATAATTCGGCATCGGCTGTCGGAGGTCGTAAAGGTGTGACTGCGTTGGTTGTCCTTAGGTATGCCTATCACCTCACTCTTCATGTCCAGTACCGTCGAAAAATCATTGTACACTTTTTCCTTGGTGGCTTTGATTTGCTGGCTGAGAGATTCAAGCTCTTCCACGGCTTTGATGACTTCGATATCTACTAGTTCGGCATATTCTACGCGCGCCTGCTTGCGTGCTTCTTCTGCTGCCTTTTTTGCTTTTTCTGAGCGGAAAGCTTCAAACTCTGCGCGCTCTTCGGGGGTCATGGTTACTTGTTCCATTGTGGGGAGGTAATAAATTCGACAATATTGGTTTTACAGATGGATACGACCTCCGTCGAGAGGTCTTGTGATTCGTGTAGCCCTTCTTCTTTGATAGTGGCATTTAGTCCACATTCTAGGTCTTCTCCCTCGACATACACTCTACGAGGGACTTTCTTGACTTTGCCTTTCTCGGTGAGTTGATATTCATGTAGAGTGACCTTGTAGATGGCTGGTGGCTCAGGATTCTGATAGCGGAGCGTTGTGTTCTTTTGTCGAACGACACTCTCTATTTCTACCATTGCGTTGCTACATTCTAGCCAGTGAGCAACCACGACACCTGCACTCTCTTCGGGAGTATGCTCAACTAGGTATCTCTCACTCTTGGCGACGTTGCTGTTTCGCGCTTCATCGGAGCGCATTACTTTGGCGGTGACTAGACTAATCATAGGAGATAGGGATTAGGGTTAAAGGACTTGTAATACTTTTTCTTGACGTTGATACGCCCAATCGGCAAGACGTTCATAAAACTTGGCACGCTGGGTCAAGGTGTGGTCTTGCATCTCGATGCGTATCTCTTCTTTGAGTTCTTCCAAATAATTTTTGAGGTCTTCTTCCATGGTGCTAGGAGGGGAGTTGTTGTGAGTTAATTGAGGGTTTATAGTAGAGCATCTTAACCTTTGGCTCTGTGCTCTGCGATGGTCTTTTGTGGTCTATGGCTCTCAGCTTGCGCGAGAGTGCCGTAAGTTCAGCGAGGCTAAGATAGCGAAAAGGCTTACCTGCGATGCGCGGTTGTAGGCAAAACTGGTCGACCACTTGCCAATCGTGAGTCTTGATGCCCATCTGCTGCATCTGTCGGAGTAGCGCGCTACGTCGTCTGCGGAGGTTATCACGGATGCCCATGCGCTCCTCGAGGAGAGAGCAAAGACTGTTATACTCTTGCTGGCTAAGCTCACGTAGTGAGGTTGTGCGCCCTTGACTTATCTCGCTGACTAGTTGGGCTTTTTGGTCGTCATCATCCCCATATTTGGGGAGCTTGGCGAACAGGCTGTAAAATCTTGAGTAGTTCATAATTTGGCTAATAGATTGTAGAGTGGGAGGGCAGGAGTCGAACCTGCGGTGCGAGCTTGCTAAAGATTTTTTGCACCTCCGTCGGCAGCTCTCTGCCGTTACACTCCCTTGGAAAAGGTGGGGCGGACTATACTCACGTACCACGCGCCCCGATATCAAATTATAACAATTCAAAAACGTAATGGTTTATTTGGCTTGCAATCGAGTATCATCATAATCACTCAACCATTGTACGGATACTATAGCCCTGAGCCGTCCTGTGCCTTTGCAACGGGGGCAGGGGTATTTTTCCTCGTTGTGGGCTATACCGCCTAAATATCCGCGCGCACAGCAGTTCGGGCAAAAAAATCCTCGAACTTGGTGACAGTCCTCGAATTCGGGGTCGTCGTTGCGGCTGGGGTGCAATTCTAGGTGTTTTACTATTTGACTCATTGTTGTAGGGGTTTATTGTTCTATTTTACTTGCCCTCTGTTCGGAACTTTAGCTTCACTTCGATGTCGAAATTTGTCATCTCTAGAGTGATGCTTGTCGCGTTTATCGGAGGCTTGGTGTCTCGGATTAGGCAACAGATAAAAATCCGCGCTGCTTCTTGGAGGGGGAGGTCTTTTGCGACTTCCTTGACGGCTTCATAGAGTTTCTCTTCGTAATCTTGTTTCATTGCTTTCTGTTTTTTTTCGTGAGCTTACGAAAATGGTTTGTTTAGGGGGTTAATGGCTTCTCGGGTGTCGTGGATGTCCTGAAGGGCAATTCTGTACCGCACTTCTGCTTCGTCTACCATTGCTTTTGCTTCTTTCGTTATGGCTGATACCCTCTCTAGGTCGCCATTCATTTTGTCTATAATCTCTTTGGGTTCGTTGTTTCGTTTGGCTTCTTCTAGGAGGTTGCGGAAAAATCTTTCGGTCGTGTCGGATTCGTAACAAGCTTGAACCGCGATTCCTCTTCTTATTTCTGCGCGCTTTAGCTCATCCTCTAAAATCTTGATTGAACTCTTTCTCATTGCCGTTCTTATTTTCTGATATATACTTCTAGGCAGCCATGCCATTGTTGGATATGTGAAGCAAAGATCACATCACTTGTTTCAATCACCGTATGCCCTTTTGTCTTGGCTCTTCGAAGGGTGAGATTGCAAGCTAGATTTCTCGCTAGCCACTCCTCAAGCACACCACTCACGCGGTCGTTGGGTAAGAGCATGAGGTAGATTTCTGGGGGCTTCTGATTACTCATCATTTTCTCCTCCTTCTAATCGTAAAATGCCCTCTTCCCACACGGGGTAATAACTACCTGTCTTGCCCGAGTAGCGACCTTGGCAAAAAGCCTTAAAGCCTGAGACGCGAACCTTCACGCCTGCTGCGTAACGCAATCGGATGGCTGGTTTACCGAGAGGTGCGCCTTTATCCTCCTGAGAGATGAAGATGAACGTCTTCTTGGGATAACGCTCTGTGAGGGCTAGGGCTTGCGCGTACGTCCATCCAGCGTATTGAAAGCTATCGATAATGATAAACCGAGCACTGCGCTGTTTGGACAATCGCTCAATGAGTTCCTCATAACTATCAGACGTGGCGACAGCAAACGCCCTACTTACTTCACTCATTTGATAGCGTTCGATGCGCTCTTTGAAACTCTGCGAAACACCTTCCTCAAGAGAGAGGTAGAGGACTTTTCCGTAGTTGCAAAGCTCGCGAGAGAGCTGCATCACAAAGCTACTCTTACCCGATGCACTTGCGCCTGTGATAAACCATGTTTCGCCAATGGCTGGGCGTCCAAAGGCTTCTTCCCATTGACCTTCCCAAGGGAGAACCTCGTAACGTTTACGGATGATTTCTTCAGGACTGTAGAGTTTTCTGCTCATTGGATGTTTGGGGGTTAGGATGGTTGTAGTTTCAACTTTTCGATTTCGGTGTAGACTCTTCGTAGTCCACCAGCGGTCTTGCGCACGATGCTGCCAATATCTGTGCCTTCAGGAGCATTGACCATAGCCACCACTCGAGCTTGCTCGCGCAGGAATGCTTCTCGGTCGCGACCATCATCGGGAGTAACTCGTGCGTAGCGGTCGCCATATCGGCTCAGCATCTCGGTGTATCCCACCTTTTGCGCATCAATGCTACGTGTTATTTTAGCGCGCAAGCCATCTGCACCCATCATGTACCACGCGCAGCAGCGTTCAGTAGCGTTCCATAGGGCTTTGAGTTCCAAAAAGGCTTCATATTGGAGGTCGCCTGCTTCATCGAGGATGATTAGAGGGCGGTCTATGCTGCGCAAGTAATACACAAGGTCATCGTAAACATCGGCATAACGTCCGCGAGCGGTAACACCAAATTCAGCAGCAATGGTGCGAATCAGCTTGAGTTTGGTCTTGACCTGCGAGCAGTCAATGTAGACTGCATTGCGGTGACTTTTGACATAGTGGCGAGCCGTAAAGGTTTTGCCGATATTGGGCAAATCGCAGAGGATTCCGCTAAGGCTAGACTGTTGGCAGGCTTCTAATTGCGCGCTGACAAACTCAAATGTGGCAGTTTTGGCAGCCTTCCATTCTACTTCTCCGCGCAGGTTCACACCCAAACGTCGGGCGATGGTTACCCATGCACCATCACTCAGCACGCGGTCTGTCTGACCTTTTTTGACGGCACTATATACTGAGGTCGTCATACCCAAGGCTGCTGCATGTTTCGCGTCTGAGGGATAGTTGACGCGGTTGGCAGCGATAGCAGCCGTAATCTTTTGCTTTATCTCCGTTGTAATCATGTTCTAATGCTGTTATAAGTGGGTCTCTGTAATCTGTTATAAGCTCTCCAATGCTCGTGCGCGGTAGTCCGTCGCTGGCGGTGGGAGGTAGTAGTCGTCCTCGTCTTCAGCAGGGGGCGGTACAATGATCTCTGCCAGAGTGGGAGTTGGTTTGAGCAGCTCGGACGTGCCAAACTTGACTTCGGGCTTGATGATGCTAACCTGTGGGACAGCATTCTCCGCAACGTATTTGCTGAACTTGGCAACTTTCTGTTGTTGCTTGGCAAATTTCACATGGTCTTCGGTTGTTTGCTCAGCCATCACGCGATTGTAGGTCTCTACGCGTTCTACGGTGTCAATGTAGCGGTCACCTTGGAAGAGGTGCACCTCAGTGGGGTGTCCTTCTTCGTCGGGTAGGTAGCAGGCAACGACCTTGTAGTTGTTAGGCGCAAGTCTTTCGAGTACTTCGGTCTTGCTCAACCACCAATCTTCGCCCATCACGCGCACTGTGGAGTTGCGTCTGACGCTAGTCTCTACGCGCTGACCAATGTAGCGTGCCAAAGTCAGCTTGTCGAGGGGCTGCAGCGTGGGATTGATATTGGCTACTAGCACGTCCCAACGGCTCATGTTAGGGTACTTCTTCTGATTGGGATGCAGGGCTGCGTTCCACTCTGCGCAGTCTCTACGGTCGTCAGCTACTAGCTCATCGTAGGTGTAGTATTGCTTGTCCTCGTAGAGCTCGTTTGTGGCATCGCTTACTTTCTTGGCTTCTGTCCGCCACTTGCCCTTGCCGTAGAAACGTCCGATTCCTTCGTGGTTCTTGTGGATGATGCTGCGCTTCTTTGCACCATTGAGCGGTTCTGCATACTTTTCTTGCGAGTTTTGCGCTGCGCAGAAGCGGACGAAGGGGAAAGCTACACCTGCCTGCAAAAATCCACTCTTGTATTGGGTCATTAAGTGGTTCTCCACTTCAATACCTGCTGGCATCCCCCAACCTTGGCGGTCTATCAAGCGGAACATATCGCGGAAGCAGTCAAGCACCAGTCGCTCGTCCTTTTTCCGCGCGTAGCTCGCACCGATAACGCATTGGCTAACCACATCGTAAGCGTAGTAGGCGTGGATGCGTTGTTTCGTGTCCTTGAGCTTACGCGTAAGGTCAACGTCATCCATCGTGATTTGCGAGAGGCTAAACGCGCCAGCATGACGGTGCATGTGAGGCATCTGCTCGTGCATAAACGTGGTGTAGCTCTCGTGCGCCTTGGCAATAAGTAGGCGGTTCTTGGGACGGTTGAGGTAGTTGCTGATGGTGCTTTCGCTCAATTCCTTTGGATTGCCGTTCTTGTCCACAAACTCCTCGGGGTCGAAGAGTTCACCTGTCTCGGGGTCATAAACTTCCAACTCTCCGCAGACAAATTGATTGTACATCTCGGCTACGTTGGAGTTGAAGGGCTTATTAGGTAGGCAGGAAATGCCGATGATGAGCTTTTCTGTCTTGTGGTCAACCTTGCGTGCTGCTTGGTTGCCGAACTTGCCACTAATCAAGACTCCGTAGCCTCCTTTCTTATATTCGTTGGCTTTCTTCCTAAAGCGGAGGGTGCTACTCGGTAGCGTATGTCCGTAAAGGTCGCGTAGTCCTTCAATCACTGCACACATCTTGTCCCAGCTGAATCGCTCCTTGAAGAGCTTATTAGTTGCGACGGTGTGACTGTAGAGGTAGAGGGCGCAGTTCAGCACACTGGCGTTGGTCACATATTCGTTCACCTTCTCGATGGGCAGGTCTACACCGCATTCTGAGGGACTCGAGTAGTAAGCCATGGCGCGCTGGTCTACTTCGTAGTTCTCGCGCAGCCAATTCTCAACCATTATCCGATGCTTCTCGGGGTAGAGGGCGTTGACCTTCTCCTTATAGGCTGGTGGTAAGCTATCCACTGCAATGAGCGCGCAACAACCAGCAGCACCACCGCCACGACGCACCACGCGAATGCGACCGCGAGCTGAGAGTTGGTCATAATTGGATTTTGTCACAATCCCCTTATCTATCAACTCTCGCGCTGATATGCATAGCTGTTTGTTGTAATACTCCATTGTTGTCGTTGTTTGCCCATTGGGCGATTCTACTTCAAAGCTGCAACCTCTTGCTGTAATGCGTCAAGTTCTTCGAGGGTCAGAATTTCAACCTCCTTCACGACCTTGTTGTAATGAGTCACTACACAGCGACCTGTCTGCATCGTAACTTCTAGTACTGCGCCATTTGCAAAGGTCTGTCGCATCTTACCGTTGCTTGTGTGGATTGTCTCACACTCAAGTGCTGACACCATCACTACTGCACCATGCTCCATGGCTGTGCGACGAATCACATGAGCTAGTCGGCTGTCGCTCCATTCTAAGAGAGCCTTGTTTACCATACGTGGAGTTACATTCCACATTTCGGCTAATTTAGCCTTCAGTTCTGCGCTAGCTGCAATGCTGCGCTTGGGGGTTTTTGTCTGTTCCATTTGTGGGATAAGTGTTAATGCGTTCATTATTTTGGCGAAATTCTTCGCTGAAATCGCCCCTTTTTCGTACCTTTGGGGCGTATTCTAATTGGAATACACTGCAAAGTTAAGGACAAAATTTCAACCAGACAATAGTTGTGGACAAAAATCTTACCATAAAAGAAAGAATTTTGACCTTTCTAGAGATGAGAGGTATCAAAAAGACCGAGTTTTTCCAAAGGACGGGAATTCAGAGCAGCAATTTCAAAGGAAAAAATTTGCTGAGTCAGATTGGAGGAGATATGATAGTCAAAATTCTGACCGAGTATAAAGAACTCTCTCCTTCATGGCTTATGCTTGGTGAGGGAAATATGCTTTCAAACGACATTGACGGCATTAGTCCGAACTGTGTCGCTGATATGCATCAAATAAATACAGAAGAGAAAGGCATCCCATTAGTTCCTATAGAAGCTGCAGCAGGATTCTTCCAAGGCGAACAAAATGTACTACTCTCTGATTGTAAACGTTTTCAGGTTTCTATCTTTCCAAGTGCTGACTACCTTATTCCCATCAAAGGAGATTCTATGCTTCCTAACTATAGTAGTGGAGATATAGTAGCATGTCAAAGAATTAATGCTCAGAGTACGTTCTTTCAATGGGGCAAGGTATACGTAGTGGATACAGAACAAGGAGTACTTATAAAGAGATTATTCGAAGGCACTTCTCCTGCCACTATCCGCCTTGTATCTGACAATGCAAAATACCCTCCTATCGAAGTACCACGCGCAGAGATTTATCACATGTCTGTTGTTCTAGGCACGCTACGCCTAGAGTAATACGATGTGTCACCCCTTCTATCCCCCAAGCCACCTTTCCACCCCATAACTAGCTATATATTTGAGAGACAAAAGGGCTAATCCATTGATTTTCCCTTATATATAAGATGAGAGATGAAAAAACAAGGGTGTATTTCACCCCATAACTCACCCCCTATTTTTAGAGTTATCCTCGAAAACTGTATATTACGACCTACCACTCACACCCACTTTTTGGGGTATTTTGTAAGCCCACTTTCCCTAATTTGTAAGCCCACTTTGTCAGCCCAGCTGTCAGCCCACCCCTATTTTTTTCCTCCCAAGTGATCATTGCTTCACAGCCTAATAATCCCACAAAAAAGCCGTCAGAAAGCCATTATAACGACCTTCTGACGGCTTTTCAATGCCATCCTAGCGTAACCCATCACCAACCTCTTTGAGACTGCGTAAAACAGGGCAAAAACACGATACCACGCACATATCCTTACACCTTAACTCCTCCGATAAACACTAGCAATCTCAGCAATATACAAATAATGGAGCAGCAACACAGCCACTCCATTCTCAAACATCCCAAATAAGCCCCTTTTTAGCCTCTCTCGCGCCCTTTTCTCCCTCCATCGCACGTTTGTGCCACCTCATGTAACGCAAACGTGCCTACACGTATCATCTTTGCAGCAACGCGCCCATCATTTCTCCTCCAAATGTAACCCAAATGTAACGCCATGTATCATTTCGTTTTGTGGTGCACTTTCCGTGATTTCGTTGTAACCCTTTCATTTCCCGATTGTTATCGGTGGTTCTCGCATATCTTCAATGATACGCTTCGTTCTGTGCCCTCTAAAAAACGTGCGACCCATCTCAAAAAGCGTGGGAGAAAAAAAGAAAAACGTGGGAGATTTTCCAAAAAACGTAGGAGAAAATTTAGAAAAACTCCAACGTTTTCTCAGCAATCTCCGTAGTTTGGTGGTAATGCTCGCAGGGTGTGTGTGATGGGGCAGACAACGCATCGAAACAGAGACTTTTTACCCCATGGGACCACGCTATTCGGGGGAACTAGATTTTCGTTTTCGTTCGCGCCACCAGTCGCGGATTCGATGCGCCCCTTCCTTGCCGAGAATGAGCAAAGCCGTATATTGTAGCGTCTTGGCAAGTCCGAAGAAGATGAACCAAAGCACCCCTTTGGTCGTGAGAGAAAGGGGGAACAGCAAGGGGACGAAAGCCAAAAGATAGCTCACAGCACAACCGGCAAGCACCCACATTCCAGTGCGAAAAGAGAGCTTAGCAAGCTGAGATTTGAGTTGTAAAAGGAATTGTCGAATCTTCGGGGGCTTCGGCATAGAAATTGCAGAAAAAATAGTATAATAAGTCATGAGATTTCACACGCGATGCGGGGTGACTTCTCTTGCTGCAAAATTACACCTTTTCGGATGAACCACCAAATGGGGTGCGTCGCCGTTTTAAGTTTCCCACTTCGTCCATGCCACAACATCACACCTCTTCGGGCACGCTCGAGCGCACCCGCCTGCGCCCTCCACACTCCTATCTCGTCATCATGCACAATGACGATGAAACCACCATGGACTTTGTGGTGGATGTGCTTATGCAGATATTTCGTTTGAACTATCAGCAGAGCATGAAGGTGATGCTCAAAGTGCACAAGGAAGGTCAGTGCACCGTGGCAAAATACCGCTCGCTCGATATGGCACAGACCAAGGTGCGCCGTGCGGTGCAAGCTGCCGAAGAAGCTGGTTTTCCCTTAAAGTTCAGCATCGAACCCGTGGTGGAGGAGTAAGT